TTTCAACCTTCCCAAAGCCCCAAAAGTAAAGCTCAAGCCTGCACTACCAGACCAGCGGCAGATCGCGGTGATGCCAATCAAGGCATTGACAGATAGGCGATTAAGCGGTGGCTGCGTCAGAGTCCTGGCATTAATCTGTAGTTATTGCAACAGAGCTGGCATTACATGGGTCGGACAGCAGCGCCTAGCCACAGACTTGCAAACCACCAAGCAGTACATCTGCCAGCAGATGACCACGCTCAGGAAGGCTGGCTACATCGAGACGCTCACAAAGGGCTGCAAAGCTAGCCATACCGCCACAACAAGAGTGATATATAACAAAACTATCGGGGTAGATGATGCGATAGGTTTAGTCAATGAAGAGACCAGAAGTCCGAGAATGATTACACAAGAGGAGAAGTTTATGGCAGAGATGCTCAGCAAGGGGGTTAAACGAGCCCGTAAGACGATTAAATTACCAGTCAAGGGTGAGGCCTTGGATGTGATTGAAAAGGCCAAGATGACGGTTGTAGTTAATCATAACAACTGCGAGGCTATAGTCCAAGAGGTGTATAGAAGTGTATATTTAAAAGAAAAAGTAATAAATGATTTAGATTTAAAAGGATTTGAAATGATTGGAATGTGTGGAATGACACAGCAACAGTTCAGCAGAGACCTAGAGTTGTGGCTCAGGGCAAGGCCAGCACCGCCAGAAAGCATACTGGAGCTGGCAAGAGCGCTGCTTGATGAGCAATGCAAGGGAGTATAAGGCCTGTATGCGATCCAATCGGTGGTATGCAGGGGCAACAGAGGGGTGTAGGGCTATTAGCAAAGGCATTGAGGGGTATTTGCTAGGGCTGAGGCAGTCAAAAAACAGAGGCACGTTACCCCTCCCCCCGGCCTGTCACTATGGGCGGGGTGCCTCACTCAATTTTTCCCCGTTATTTTAAAAAAAGGAGCAGAGCATGGAAGAGCAGCAGAAGTTACAACGTGAGATGCACAGCGCAATGTTAAGCCTACTGCGTCAGGGTTTTACCCTACAAGCCGTAGTTCATGCTTTAATCGTGGAATCTGAGCGATTAAGCGAAAGCGCAGCAGTCGTGCAGGCAATTAATGATTTCAACCACCAACCGTAGATAGGGATAAACAATGGCATACGATAAGCCTTTTGAAATAAAGCCAGGCAACTTTCAGTTGTTCAAGAATACAAAAAAGACAGACCAAAAGCACGCAGACTGGACTGGCACCATCAAACTGCCCGATGGCCGCGAGTATTGGTTTAATATGTATAACAAAGAAGGTGCTAAGGGAGCCTATTTTTCTGGATACATCGGCAAAGAAAAGCAGCAGTTAGATCAGCCAGCTGCGTTTAATAGCTTTGCTCCAAGTGCTCCTATTGGACGCCCAGAGAACTATGCCCCAGCAGCTCCATTGGATGACGTACCCTTCTAATGGCTAGTACCCGTCCAAAAGCAAAGATAGCAGCTCAGATACCATCCCTACAAAACTGGGGTGGTATTCGGTCTATTCAGAAAAGATTAGAGCGCTCGGCTACGATTTCAGAGAATCGCGAGGCGGTCGCCTACTCTTTGCTGTGTATGGCCAATACGAAGATTACGGACATTATGGAGTGGGACGATGAGGGCCAGGTTAAAGTTAAAGCTAGTAAGGATATTCCTGAGCACGCCCTTCAAGCCATCAAAAGTATTAAAGTTAATAAAGATGGTAATTTAGAGCTGGAGCTATACGATAAGGTCGGCGTATTGCGCCTGCTAGCCAAAGCCTCTGGTCTCTTAGATAACCCTGATGAGTCGGATAAACCCTCGGTTATTGGTATCAATATCAAGCCGCCTGACGTTCAAGACGTAGATCTAGATTAAAAAACAACAAAGGGTATTGCATTTATTTTTTTTCTGATTACCATCAGGGGTAGCGATATCGCTAATAACCCGTGAGGATGATATGACGAAAAGAAAAGAGCACTCCCCTGCTGTAGTTGTTGACTCTGGCTCTAGTTACGAGGAGCCTATTCCGTTTGCTGGTATCGTAGAGATAGAGCCTGACTTTGATTACGATGATGACCCTATAGACCTTGATTCTGTCTGTAATTTCCGAACCAACCACAATGACGAAAACTAAAATGCAATTAAAAGATACCAGCTCACATGAGATGACTAACGTGGAGATTGCGGAAAAGCTGTTTATCCACCCGCATACGGTTAGCAAAATTGAGAACCGCGCTATGGAGAAGTTCAAGCGCGAGCTAAAAAAACGCAACATTAATCTAAAAGATTTGATTGGAGACTAACGTGAGGCTCTTATTTTTAATATTAATCGCTGGTGGCGTACAGGCTGAGACGCGGCTATATACCGATGCGCTAGGCTTGCCTGCTGGATCGTCCTATCAGATCGGCAATACTACGTTTTATACCAACAGTTTGAACCTGCCTGCCGGAACCCGCGTGGATCTAGGCAGCGCGTATATCTATAACGACTCTCTTGGCCTACCAGCTGGTGCTAGCTACTCTGTCGGCCCTAGTCCGTGGGCAAGTAAGTCAACCTATACATCCCCATGGGATACGAAAGGATCGAATAATGGCTCATTTTGAACCCAACAATCCAGAGTTTGAATCTCCGCATGATGCGGTGAATAGGCCAAAGCACTACCTAAGCCATCCGTCTGGGGTTGAGTGCATCACAATTACCGAGCACATGGGCTTTTGCCTGGGCAATGCGATGAAGTACATCTGGCGCGCAGACGAAAAGCATGACGCGATTGAGGATCTACGCAAGGCGCGCTGGTATATCGAGCGAGAGATAGCCCGGAGACTTAAATGAACAATGAACCAGTAGCGTGGCTGAGCCAAGGCGGTGATGTGTCAAGAAGTGCAGATTACTTTGTAGAAATGGGTTTTACAGACTTGATTCCACTCTATACCCATCCAGTAAAAGAACTAACAGATGAGGAAATATACGCAGAAATGGTTAAGTGTATTGATTCACCTAATGATGGGCATGAGTTTAGATATAAAGATTTTGCTAGAGCAATACTAAGAAAGGCACAAGAGAAATGATTACATTTAAATGGATCGGCACAGGCATCTGCCTGCTGAGTATCTTGCTTACTGCGCTCAATATCTACCCAGCTAACCTGGTGCTGGGCTTTATTGGCTCTACTATGTGGGCGATTGCTGGCTACGCGCTGGACGATACGCCATTATTCGTGGTCGAGGCTGTGGCCGTGGTGTTTTACTTTGGCGGCCTAGTGGTTTATGTGGCTACTGAGCTGGCTAAGTGGGGCGTTTGGTAACATAAATGTTACTTAAAGCCCATTAATGTACATAATGAGATACAAAATGTTATGTTTACCGAACGGGGCATTTGTAAAGAAATGTGTAGTTAATTACACAAAAGTTACTGATCGGGGCATTTTGTAGGATTTGGTAATGCAGTTGCATTGTGTACAAAAAATCCGTCTTTCTATACATATTGAAATAATGTGTATACATTGTGTATACAAATATCGGACAGAACGTCACAAGTTTGCATGACTTTTCATTTATAATTCATGCACTTACAGCTCTAACGGATCGAACCCCAATTCTGTAGCTACAAGGCGGCAGCGATCCCTAAAGGGTTTGCCGTGGTGCAGCCACTTATCGCCCTTCTGCCTGTAAAAGCTCATGTGAATCATCTCATGGGCCAGCGTGGTTAGGACGGTATAGTAATGGCCGCATCGAGCAGAGGATACCGTTACCGTATGCTCGTAGTCCTCACCCGTATCAAATAGGTAAGTACCCATCAGCTCTGGGTCTGCGGTTACGATAAAGTCAACCTCCTCCGGCAAGGGCATCTTCCACTTGGTAAATGGATAGCAGCAATACAGGGATGCGTAAAGGTTGCGAACAACCTCTGGACTTAGCCTCATACCTTATTGATACAGCCCCTAAACTCAAACTCATCCTCGCCGCAGACTTGGATTAGCTCTGGCAGCATGAGGCGACCACGCTCAAACGACAGTAGGGCAAACCCTGATCTCCAGTCTTTTGGGTTATCCTCGGTGTAATGAACAAATTGCTCCGAGTGTGGCTCTGCCAATGTGCCTGTTTGTACGCCGTAACGAGTTCCACCGTTATGTCGGAAAGCTGGGCTAAAGTCTGTAATCGGCTGTACGGCCAAGTTGTGTGTATGGCCAGTAATGATGTTAACCCCAGCGTTCAGCGAGTTAGCGCGGCCAGCTGAGAACCCGCCTTTCCAGCGGTGCTTAATCATCGTATCGTCATTAATCCAATAAGACCAGCAAGGTTTCCATAAAGGGAAGTGGTCTTTGAGCGTAAAGCCCTCAACTCCCTCGTACTGGCTAGCCTGAGCCGCAAGGAATGTTTCAAAACGGGCGTCGTGGTTGCCTAGCGTCCAGATCAGCTCTGCGCCAATCGAGGCCTTTTCAATATTGCCCATGAATTCTTTGCAGGCCTCCAACTCCTCTTTGATGGTTGGCGTATTAGACCAGCCAATGCGGGGATGGCGTGAAGCCTGGGAGCCGTCAAACACATCGCCGTTAGCAATAACGACTTTGGGTCTGAACTCCTTGATAATCATGAGGAGAGCTTTGTATGCTGTGGTGTAATCGTCTGGCCAAAAGTGGGCATCGGAGAATACGACTACGCGCCCCTTCTCCATCTGGATCTCACGCCTAGCGTGGTGCGGCGTTTCCTCAGCTCTGCTAATTTTGATGTTTTGGTATTGGAGCTTGTCTTGTTTGCCGCCCTTTGCCTCTAAAACAATGTTGTTTCTGGACTCAATCGCTCGCCTGCGCTTTAATAGGTTGCGAATATTAATGCCAACCTTCTTTGCCATTTCAACCGCGCTAGGGGATTTGTGCCATTCCGCTATAAACTCTGCATCTGTTAGGTGATATCCGGACATAATTACCCTAGAAATTTTGCATATTGTTGTTTATACAGTATATTTGAGAAAATATCATTAAAAAGGTTATCTATGTCACGTACCAAAGAGGCTAGTTCTAAAGAAATTCCCTCTACAGGTCTGAACCTAGACTTCTCTAAGAGCCCTGAGGTATATAAGTTTCTCACATCTAATGCGTTTGTGCGCGGGATGATGGGGCCTGTAGGCTCCGGCAAGTCATATGCTTGCGCTGCTGAGGTATTCATTCGCGCAATTCAGCAAAAGCCTAGCCCTATCGATGGCATCCGATATAGCCGTTTTGTTATCGTACGAAACTCGTACCCTGAGCTCAAGACTACCACAATAAAGACGTGGTTAGACCTGTTCCCTGAGAATACGTTTGGCCCGATGCTGCATACGCCGCCTATTACGCATCACATTCGGCTGCCTGCTAGAGAAGGCGCAGCTGGTATTGACTGCGAGGTAATTTTCCTAGCACTTGACCAGCCAAAAGACGTGCGAAAGCTGTTATCCCTAGAGCTAACAGGCGCGTGGGTGAACGAGGCACGCGAATTACCCAAGGCTGTAATTGATGGCCTTACACACCGTGTGGGTCGATACCCTACAAAGCGGGATGGCGGCGCAAGCTGGCATGGTATTTGGATGGATACCAACCCGATGGACGATGACCATTGGTGGTATCGCCTTGCAGAAAAAGAAAAGATGACTGGCCCATATGCTTGGAAGTTCTTTAAGCAGCCGGGCGGCGTAATCGAGCTGCCAGTAACCGATCTACCTGAAAATCCAGAGGCAAACGACTGCATTTTTGCATCCGGCAAGTGGTGGCAGATTAACAAACGAGCTGAAAACGTGGCCAACCTGCCTGCTGGCTACTATCAGCAGATGCTACTAGGTAAGAATTTAGACTGGATCAGGTGCTACGCAGAAGGTAAGTACACCTATGTGCAAGAGGGTAAGTCGGTGTGGCCAGAATACAACGATAATATTATGTCTGGCCCTACTGAAGTAGATCCTACGGTACCAATCCAAGTCGGCCTTGACTTTGGTTTGACCCCAGCTGCGGTGATTGGACAGCGTTTGCCGTCTGGCACATGGCAGATTATTGATGAGATTGTCACTTTTGATATGGGATTGGAGCGTTTTGGCCACCAACTCATATCGGAGCTCAACGCTAGGTATCCTGGTATACAAGTACTTGTATGGGGCGACCCTGCTGGTATGGCTAGAGATGCAATCTACGAGGTAACGGCCTTTGACTTCTTAAAGACGTTAGGCCTTAAAGCCCAGCCTACCCCATCAAACGACTTCAAGGTGCGCCGAGAGTCTGCTGCCGCGCCCATGCAGCGCCTTATTAACGGTAAGCCAGGGCTATTGGTTGACACAAAATGCAAGATGCTGCGTAAATCATTGGCAGGCGGCTACCACTTCAAGCGAATCTCAGTCGGATCAGGCCAAGAGCGCTTTAAGGATGCACCGAATAAGAATGAGCACTCGCACGTAGGCGATGCCTTTGGCTACTTGCTGCTAGGCGGTGGCGAATACAAGCGCATGACCCGTGGGCCAGCTGGTCAATCCAAGACTTTTGTAGCCCAGACCGTAGCTAACAGCGACTTTGATATATTTGGACGATGAAATTCTCTATACCGTATGAGGTAATGAATGACGAGGTGCATAAGCGCAAGGGGATGTACTACCTGCCGTTTGTGCCTGAGCACTTTGACCATTTAGACTTTGACCATAAAGAGATATCGGTTCTGTCGCACGTATACGATATTAAGTCTATGGTCTCCCAGCAAGCGCAGATGGGTGTTGCGTTTACTGCGTTTAAAGGCGCTAAGGCTATAGCTGTTTTAGGTGTAGTAAACATCTGGCCTGGAGTCGGTGAGATGTGGAGTCTCTTTGATAATCAAGCTAGGGAGATCCCAGCCACAGCCCTTAGAACGGGTAAATCATTTAGCGATATCGCAATTAGATATCTCCAGTTGCATAGATTACAAATAACTGTTAGAACTGACGACAATAGGGCGTTCAGATACGCAAAAGCGATTGGGTTTGAAACTGAAAGCGTGATGCGAAAGTACGGCCCAGATCAGGTTGATTACTTACTTATGGCGAGGTTTTGATATGGGTGGATTAATAGGTGGCGGTGGCGGTGCTCCTGATATGAGTGGACAAATTCGTGCTCAACAAGAAGAAAATGCTCGCTTAAAACAGCAAGCAGACGAGGAGCGCAGAGACCTAGCCGAACAAGCTGCTGGTCGCGTTGCATCACGCAGACGTGGCGGCTCAAGAATGTTGTTGGCAGATACGCGCTTAACTCCAGAAACAGGTGTTGAGCAAACTTTAGGAACTAACCGAGGAATGGGAGTTTAATCATGGGTGGAGCAGTCCAAAAAGTAGGTCAAGCTATTGGCGTTGATAAAAAGCCACAAGCCCCACAGATGTCAATGGAAGAAAGCGCTGAAGATGCTATTGAAAGAGCTAGTGCAATGGATGAGCAACAAGGCGCTCGTATGCGCGGTGCTCGCCGCCGTGGCCGTCAACTCTTGTCGGATGCTCGTTTAAATACTACTGGCAGCGAAACGCTTGGTGGCGGCAATAATCTGTAAGGAAAAATCATGCCAGATAAAGATAAGATGCAAAGCAAGGTTGCCAAGGTAATGCGCGAGTATTCCAAAGGCAAACTGAAATCCAGCGGCGGCCAAAAGGTAAAGACGCCTGAGCAGGCCAAAGCCATTGCAATGTCAGAAGGCCGCAAGGCTGGTGGATATTAATATGAAACCTGGACTTTATGCCAATATCCATAAAAAGCGTGAGCGCATTAGTGAGGGCTCTAAGGAGAAGATGCGTAAGCCCGGATCTCCTGGCGCACCTACCGACTCTGCATTTAAAAAGGCCGCTAAAACCGCAATGAAGCCTAAGAAGTCATAATGGCCATTGAAGTCAAGCGCGAGTCGCTAGATACTAAGTCGCAGCACGTATCCGTTTCTTTTGTAAATGGTGACGGTACTCAGCAATTAGCTGGCTCTGAAAGGCCATTGCCTACGCAAGACATTGGCAATATTCGCCTTGAGGAAGGTCGTTCTTTTGCGATTGGCTTTGTTAAGGATTTTGATAACCCCTTAGCGGATAACGCAAGTATTGATATTGCTATTGCTTTTGCTGCTGGCGTTACTCCAAATATCGGCATCTATGGATTATGCGCTGGCGATGCAATGGGCTATCTGTATGAGGGTTCAGTAGTAACAGGCGGCACAAGCCTGACGGCAATAAATAAAAACAGGAACTTTACCGCAGCAAGCCAGTCGGCGGCATTATTAAATCCAACAGTTACTACGCTTGGCACTCCTATTCTGACTCAGATATTAATTGGTGGAACAGGCAAAAAAGCGGGTGGTGGCTCAATCAGCGGAACAGACGTTATTTTAAAACCGCTCACTACTTACTTGTTTAGGCTTACAAACGTCAACGGCACAGCTCACGCCGCTGAGATTATATTGGAGTGGTACGAGTGAGAAAAGAGCATAAGAGCCCAAGCGGCGGTCTTACTGAGGCTGGCCGTAAATACTTTAAGCGTACTGAGGGCAGCAATCTAAAAGCTCCAGTAAAAGAAGGCACAAACCCACGGCGCGTATCGTTTGCCGCTCGGTTTGGTGGTATGGCTGGGCCGTTAACAGATGAGAATGGAAAGCCTACACGCCTAAAGCTAGCGCTGAAGAAGTGGGGATTTGGTAGCAAAGAGGCAGCTCGCAACTTTGCGAATAGACACAAAAAGGATTGATATGGCTGAGATGATGCGTTTAAAACCAGAGCAAATTTTAAAGCGCCACGAAATTGCTTTAACTAAGAAAGAAGATTTCCGCGACTTATACGATGAGGCATACGAGTTTGCTTTGCCGCAACGTAACCTGTACGATGGATATTACGATGGCAAGGTAGGCGGCGCTAAGAAGATGAACCGCGTATTTGATGCTACTGCTATCAACTCTACGCAGCGTTTTGCTAACCGCATCCAGTCAGGCATATTTCCCCCACAGCGTAGATGGTGCCGATTAGAGGCTGGCCCTGATATTCCAGAGGATCGCAAAGCAGAGGCAAACGCAGCTCTTGATATCTACACAGAAAAGCTGTTTGCGACTATTAAGCAGTCTAACTTTGATATTGCTGTCGGTGAGTTTTTGTTAGATCTGTCAGTCGGTACTGCGGTAATGATGGTGCAGCCTGGTGATGACGTATCGCCAATTAACTACATTCCCGTGCCACAGTTTTTAGTTGCGTTTGAGGAAGGCGCTAACGGCCAAGTAGATAACGTATACCGCCGTATGCGTATCAAGGGTGAGGCTATTACCCAGCAATGGAAAGACGCAGTTATCTCTTCTGATTTACAGGTTAAGATTGACAACAAACCTACAGAAGATGTAGAGCTAATCGAGGCTACTGTATTTGATCCTAAGCGTGGTGACTATTGCTATCACGTAATCCACAAAGAGTCCAAGACTGAGATTGTGTATCGCAGACTAAAGCATAGCCCTTGGGTAGTTAGTCGCTATATGAAAGTCGCTGGCGAGATTTATGGTCGTGGCCCATTAATTACAGCTCTGCCAGATATTAAGACATTGAACAAGGTAAAAGAGCTCGTACTTAAAAATGCTAGCTTGGCTATCTCAGGCGTATACACAGCGGCAGACGATGGTGTATTGAACCCAGCTACCGTTAAGATTATCCCCGGTGCAATTATCCCAGTAGCGCGTAATGGTGGCCCACAAGGCGAATCATTAAAACCGCTACCACGCGCTGGGGATTTCAACGTATCGCAGATTATTATTAATGACTTGGTGCAAAACATCAAGCGCATCTTGCTTGATGAGTCATTGCCGCCTGACAATATGTCTGCTCGCTCTGCTACAGAAGTAGTCGAGCGCATGAAGGAATTAAGCCAAAACTTAGGCTCTGCTTTTGGTCGCCTGATTAACGAGACCATGATTCCTTTGGTAAGCAAGACTTTACAGGTAATGGATGAGCGTGGCCTGATCGATCTGCCATTACGAGTCAATGGATTAGAGGTGCGTGTATCTCCTATCGCTCCGCTGGCTATGGCGCAGAACATGGAAGATGTAACTAACACAATGCAGTTTGTACAGATGGCTGCACAGTTAGGGCCAGAGGGGCAAGCAACGCCTAAGTACGGTGAGATTATTGACTTTATCGCTGATAAGCTGGGCGTACCTAGCAGGCTCAGAACATCACCAGAGGAACGCGCATTTAACTTAGAGCAAGCAGCCCAGCAAGCTCAGCAACTAGCCCAGCAGAATCCAGAGGCGGAGGCTGAAGTAATAGGCAATATGCAATGAGTAAATTAGAGCAAGCGCTTACAGAAGGATGGGAAGGCCTCAATGAGATATCCTTGGATATTAGGGATTCTCAGCAGGCCGTAGAGGATTTGAATAAGCTATGCCTCAGAGTATTAGGTACTGAGGATGGCCAAAAGCTCATGGGATGGCTACGTGCCTCCATACTAGAGCAACCAGTCGCCACGCCTGGTAGCGACTCTAGCTATGCTTACTACCGAGAAGGGCAGAACAGCATTGTTAGAGACCTTGAAGCGAGGCTAATTAAAGCTAGGAAAATGTAACCATGAATGACGAAGCGAACCAACCCGCAGCAGAAAGCGGCCTATTGGATTCAGCAACAGTTGATGACAGTAATGCCGCAGAGCAACAAGAGCCAAGTAGCACCACAATCAGCCATTTGGCGCCACAAGAAGATGATTCTCCCCTAGAAAGACCTGATTGGTGGCCAGAGAACTTTTGGAAAAAAGACACTACTGAGCCAGACTTAGAGGGCATTGCGAAGTCGTGGTCTGACCTGCGTAAGCAGATTAGCCAAGGCAAGCACAAAGCCCCAGTAGATGGAAAGTACGATACCGCATCCTTTGGTGATGTACCAGATAATGACCCTGTAAAGAGCCATGTGCTGAGCTGGGCTAAGGAATACGGCGTATCGCAGGCCGCACTAGATACCCTAGTCGGTGAAGTTGTTAAAATGGGTGGCGAGCAGGTTGAAGTTAGCCAGCGTACCATTGAGCAAGAACGTGCAGCTCTAGGCCCCAATGCCGATGTTGTAATCAAAGGCATGACAGACTGGGCGCGTGGGCTAGTAAACAAAGGCATCTGGGGTAAAGATGACTTTGAGGAATTTAAGTATATGGGTGGCACAGCCAAAGGCCTAAAGGCTTTAGCTAAAGTACGGGAGGCTTACGAGGGTACTCGGATTCCTACCCAATCCATGCCAGTTGAGGGAGCCCCATCTAAAGATGAGCTCTATCAGATGGTAGCGGATCCTAAGTACAAGACAGACCCAGCATACCGAGCCAAGGTAGAGAAGATGTTTAACTCGACTTTCGGTCAATAGATCCTTCACGGGAGTGGCTTGCCCCGGCGCAGTACGGCCGGGGTTTTTTTACGCCTATAAAAATATTTACATAAAGTGTTGTGTTTTAGTAACACTTCTGCTAGAAACTCCATAAGGCATATCATTTAATTGACCCTTAATGCAGATATCTCTGCCGACTGGCTAGCGTAACTAGCAAGCATACGGCCCTGCGAAACAGGCTAACCGAAGCAATAAACCTTAATTTTTTGTTTACCTATCTTAGGAGATTTTCAAATGAGCATTTCATTATCTAATGCCTTTGTAACTCTATTTGATGCTGAGGTAAAACAGGCCTACCAGGGCAAGGCTATGCTGGTTGGTGCTGTACGTCAGCGTCGTGGAGTAGAAGGTTCTACCGTTAAATTCCCAAAAGTTGGCAAGGGCGTAGCTACAGCACGCATTAGCCAGTCCGATGTAACCCCATTAAACGTAGGCTTTTCCAATGTAACTTGCACATTGCAAGACTGGAACGCTGCTGAATATAGCGATATTTTCAGCCAAGCCAAAGTAAACTTTGATGAGCGCTCAGAGCTCGTACAAGTATTGGGCAACGCTATCGGCCGCCGTCAAGACCAGTTGGTTTTAGATGCTTTAGCTGCATCAAGCACCTCTTTGACTGTTGGCAACGATATCGGTGGTACTGACACCAACATGAACGTAGCTAAGCTCCGCGAAGCTAAGAAGCTGTTGGATAAAAACAACGTACCCCCAGAAGGTCGTCATATCATTCTCCACGCATCTGGCTTGGCATCTTTGTTGTCTGAAACAGCCGTAACCAGCTCAGACTTCAATACCGTTAAGGCTTTGGTTGCTGGTGAAATTAACACCTTCTTAGGCTTTACTTTCCACATTTTGGGCGACCGCTCTGAAGGTGGTTTGGCTATTGATAATAGCTTGGATCGCACCTGCTTTGCTTTCCATAAAGACTCTATCGGCTACGCTGAAGGCATTGCTCCACGCACCGAAATCAATTACATCCCAGAGAAAACATCGTTCCTCGTGAACTCTGTATTCTCCGCTGGTGCGATTGCTATTGATGCTGAGGGTATCGTTCAGATCACCGCTCGCGAAACAGCCTAATAGGAGAATAAATCATGGCATATAACTCAACCGGATTAAACCTAGCCTCTGGTTCAAAGGCTGGCAACGCTCCTCAATTTTGGACTTACAAAACCGCTGATCTGATTACAGCAGTTGATGGCTCTGGTTATTTCAACAGCGCTGCATCTCTGTTAAAAGTAGGCGATCTAATGTACGTTCACGCTAACTCGGCTGGCACAACACCTACCTATGGCTTTGTAATTGTTACAAGCAATACAGGTACGGTTGTTGATGTAACGAACGCAACTGCATTAGGTGCTATTGATAGCGACTAATAATTAGGGTTTACCCTAGTTATGGCTGAAATCTATGGCACTAAGCACAAGGGTCGCGCCATTATATGTGGTGCGGCTCCTTGTGTTTTTAAAGATGTAGAAATAGCACGGGCCTTATGGCCCGATGCTGTTTTGTTGGGAGTAAACAATGCTGCGGCAATGTTTCCTGAGATTGAGCACATTTGGACTCAGCATGGAGATCACGCTCAAATGTTTAAGGAAAACGCAGGTCGTAAGATTTACGTACACGCTAGGCCTAGGAAGTTCAGTAATGGCGGTGGTATTTGGCTTTTGCCAGTATCAAAAGATAAGTGGTCGTTTGTAGATTATAGGTGGCCTAGCATTAGCTGGGTGGCTGGTTCAAGTGGCGTAGCTGGCGCATTATGGGCAAAGCACGGCATGGGATTTGATGAAGTAATGATGGCTGGTGCGCCATTAGAAATAAGCAGTTTGGTGTATTCGGATAAGTACCCTAGCAAACCAACTAAAGATAACGGTTGTTTTGCTGAGATGAGTCAGGTAGAGCATTGGGCGCAGATCCTAAGAGACCATAAAACAAAAGGATTAACAGAGGGTATTTACTCTGTAAGCGGTGAAACAAATAAGATATTAGGGATGCCATGCTAAGCGTGGTATGTGTACTAAAGGCAGGAAGGTTTGACCAAGGCGTATACAAAGATGGGTACACCCCAGACGATGTACTTAGGCTGCGTAATATGGTTACTGCTAATTTACATATTCCCCATCGTTTTATTTGTTTTTCTGATGTTGGTGTACCGTGCGAGCGTATTCCTTTAAAGAATAACTGGCCGGGGTGGTGGTCAAAGATTGAGATATTCTCAGAAGTGTTTGACGACACCGTTTTGTACATTGATTTAGATACGGTAATTGCTGGAGATATTACACATTTTGCGGAGTATAACCATCGCTTTACGATGCTTAAAGACTTCTCAAAGTGGGATATACCGAATAGTGGTTTGATGGCTTGGAATGGGGATTATTCCTTCTTATATAAAACCTTTACGAAAGGTAAAGACAAGTATATGATTGAATACAATAAAATGCCCAGATTAGGAGACCAGTCTTTTATATCTGAACATCAAGCACCGTATGATTTTTGGCAAGAGGTTTTTCCAGAGCAAGTGTTTTCGTATAAGAAACACATACTAGAAAAGCCAAAGCCAGCAGACGCAAGGGTTGTATGTTTCCACGGTGAGCCAAAGGGAGCTGGCTCTAGTGGTTGGGTAAAAGATATTTGGAGCAAGTCAAATGGCAGCTGGTGATACCGCACTATCAATATGTTCTGACGCATTATTGATGCTGGGCGCAAAGCCCATATCTTCTTTTGACGAAGGATCCGATGAGGCATCTGTAGCCAATCGACTGTATCCAGATATTAAGGATCAGGCGCTACTTATGTACCCTTGGTCTTTTAGCTTTAAAAAGACATCTATAGCGCGTTTACTAACGACACCTATTAACGAGTACCGTTATGAGTATCAGCTGCCAGGAGACCGTTTAACGAGTCCTAGAGCTATCTACGATACCAACGCTACCAACATCCCGCCGCGCAAAGAATATCGCATCATTGGCGACAAGCTGCTTGCCGACTATGAGCAGGTCTATATTGACTATCAATACTCTGTGCCTGAGTTTGAGATGCCTACCTACTTTGTTCAGCTGCTCAAGTACATGATGACTTGGCACCTCGCTTTGCCTATTACCGACCAAACAGACAAAAGCCAGTACTGGCAGTCTGTAGCTACAGGCGGCCCGTCTGAGAATGGCCGTGGTGGCTATCTGCGTCAGGCTATGAATATTGATGGCCAAGGCAATCCAACTAATGCTATTAATGACTTTTCACTTATTGCCGTGAGGTATTAATGAGTCGCTTTGTAAGCATACAGACTAACTTCTCGACAGGCGAGCTCGACCCGTTACTCCGCGCCCGTGTGGATTTAACTGCATACGCAAACGCACTAGAGAAGGCAACTAACGTAGTCTGCCAGCCACAAGGCGGTATTCGCCGTAGGCCTGGCACTCGTTACATTACATCACTAGCAAACACAGGTGCAGACTCAGCGGCCAACGGTGTGCGCTTAGTTGAGTTTGAGTTTTCCACATCTGATAGCTATATGCTTTGCTTTACGCATAATCGGATGTACATATTTAAGAATAAAGTCTTAATTACAAACATTAATGGTACGGGCAATCCCTACCTAAGCACATCATCTGTTGGGTTAGTTGGATCTACTTTAGCTAATATTGTATGGACTCAATCGGCTGATACCCTAATCGTGGTTCATCCTGACATTGCACCAATCGAGATTGTTCGCGGCGCTAGTGATTCTCTTTGGACTGCTGGCGCAATCGCGTTTGAATCGATCCCAAAATATAATTTCACATCCTCTTTATACAACCCAGCTGGTACGCTAACTCCATCCGCTGTATCTGGTAAGGTTACATTAACAGCCTCGGAGGCAGATGTAAGCGATACAGCTCAAGCTGGATCTACGAGCACAACGATTGTGTTGGCTGCTGGATCTAGCGCTACAAACGATATCTATAACGGTAGATACATTCAGATTACTGGCGGCACAGGCAGCGGTCAACTAAGGGTTATTAGCGATTACGTTGGTGCTACAAAAGTAGCAACGATTAGCGCCGCTTGGACTACAACGCCAGATGCAACGTCAACCTACACAATTAGCATTTTTAGCTCATCGTCTGTTGGTCAATACATAAATGTATCGCCACAAGGTAGAGCTAAGATTGTGCGCTATACATCCGGCACAGTAGTTGACGCTATTACTGAGTTTCCATTTTTTAATAACAGCGCAATAGCTACAGGGGACTGGGACTATGAATCTGGGTACGAGGCTGTTTGGTCTAGTTCTAAAGGTTATCCTCGCTCTGTTACTTTCCATGAAGGTCGCCTTTTCTTTGGCGGTTCTAAGTCTCGCCCTAGTACTATATGGGGTTCTAAAGTTGGCCTCTTTTTTGCTTTTGAAGCTACCGAAGGTTTAGATGATGACGCAGTAGAGGCAACGCTAGATACCAATACATTTAATGCGATTGTAGATATTATCTCTGGGCGCGACTTGCAAGTGTTTACAACTGGCGGTGAGTTCTATGTACCGCAGTCTGGCTTAGATCCAATTACACCTACCAACTTCTTTGTTAAGACTGCTAGCCGTAATGGCACACAGCAAGGTATACGGGTTCAGCAGCTAGAGTCAGGTACGTTGTTTGTTCAACGCCAAGGTAAATCACTAAACGAGTTTGCTTATACAGATACTCAAGCCACCTACGTTACTCAGAAAATCTCATTGCTTGCTGGCCACTTACTCAAGGGGCCAAGTCGCTTGGCTTTGCGTAGATCTGTAGCTACAGATGAGAATGACTTACTTCTGATGACCAATACAGAAGATGGCACGATGGCCGTATTCTCGTTACTGCGAGCTCAGAACGTCATTGCTCCATCCGAGTTCATTACAGTAGATGGCGCATACATTGATGTCAGCGTGGATATATCAACGATATATACCGTAGTTAAACGCAACGTAAATGGCGCAGATCAGTATTACGTTGAGGCGTTTGAGGATGGCTTACTGACCGATTCCGCTAAGACTGGCACAGGTGTAGTTACGACAGTAACGATGCCGCACCTAGTAACGGAGAGCGTTAATATCATTGAAGATGGATCAGTACAAGCTAATCAGGTAGTGCCTGCTGGCGGTACTGTTACCCTGCCTAGGGCTACTGTAAGCTCGTTTGAGATTGGTTTGCCTATCACGGTATTTGCTCGCACAATGCCAGTCGATCTAAAGCTGCAAACAGGCACACGCCTTGGCTTTAAGAAACGTATTGTTGAGGTAAATGCACTTGTTGTGGAAACGCAACACATGAGAATTAACGATAAACTCATTTCGTTTAGGCAATTTGGCGACATCTTAGATGAGCCAGTTGCAGAGTTTACTGGCACTAAAACATTGCATGGAATTTTGGGTTACTCGCAAGAGGCTAAGATTACGATATCTCAGGACATACCGCAGAAGATGACTCTGCTAGGTATGGAGTACAAAGTAGCTACGCATCAGGGGACATAGATATGGGCGCCGCAGCACTACCAATTTTTATTGCCGCAACAGCAGTATCGGCTTATGGCTCAATTAAAGAAGGCCAAGACAAAAAGAAGTACTATGACCAAATGGCGCAACAGACTCGCGTTGAGACTGAGCGCAAAGCTATTCAGTATGAGTTTCAAGCCAATCAAATATTGCAACGCACTAACGCGGCCAACGCAGCTGTAATTGCCCGTGGTTTTGCTGGTGGTGTACAAGCCTTTGAGGGCTCTGCTGGTCTGATACAGGCAGTCAACAATACTCGCGGTGGCAAAGAGTTCTCGTTTGCTTTGGCTGGCGCAGAAGGTCAACGCCGTAATGGCTTAATCCAAGCTAGCCTATATGAAGATGCTGGCTCTACAGCACAGCAGACTGGTTACTTTAATGCAGCCGCTAAGATTGGTATGGCTGCTGTAAGCGCAGGTTCATTAGGTGGGGCTCCAGGCACGCCAGCCCCAGTTACAGACATGAGCACAGCTTGGTCTCCTCCAGCTTAAGGATTAAATAATGGCCACTCTCCCACTCTACCAACCTACAGGCTTTTTGCCTTTAGATATTCCACGTTTAGATCGTGCTGACGTAAAAGAGTCTGCCGCACAGCTAACTACAATTACATCTGCTTTGGATCGCGTATCTCAGTTTGCATTTAAGAAGGCTGAGGAGCAGGCGCAGGCAGAAGGTTTACAGTACGGCGCAGAGAACCAGCCTAGCGCAGATCAGGTGATGGCTGCTATACAAGGCGGCAAGAGTCCTCAAGAGTTATTTGCACAGCCTGGCACTACGTTTGGCGATGCAGCCCGTAAAGTGCAGGCCGTTCAGCTGCGTAACGAATTAGAAGTAAAAGCCCGTAATGAGTTCTCAAGACTGAGCGGCATGATTGAGGGTGGCTCGTTTAATCTTCAAGATGTACAGACTCAGATTAAAGCTATTACAGATGGATACGGTAGAGCTATCTCTAGCATATCTCCGGAAGAAGGCCTAAAGTTTAGGGCATCAGCTGGTAGCGCTGGAGCACCTGTATACGCTAAAGCATCAGACCGCGCCTATAAGATTTATGGAGAGGGCGTTAAAGCTAATGCGGATGACTTAATCTCGCAGACTCCTACCATTATTGCGGATCTTATTTCAGTAGAAAAGGATCCCGTATTGCTAGCCGAACGTATCTTAGTTGAGCGTCAACGGGTATTTGATATTGCAGCGCAAACAAACGATCCGCAGTTTTTTGCTGAGAAACGGGCAGACTTTGACCGCGCATTGATGGGTGCGATTGTGGATTACACAGCTACCCCAGCGTTTGCTAAGAATCCTGTAGAGGGATTGCGTAAGATGCAGGCTGGCGACTTTGGCCAGCTAGACCGCGTAATGACTCGCGTCAATAAAGACAAGCTAATCAAGATGTACGTAGATCGCAATGGCGAGATTGCTACAGCATGGAAACGCACAAGTGAATTAAATGCAGCTACAAATATTGACGTAATGAACGGTATTGAGGATGAGTTCTACGCAGGTCGTATTAGTGGCACACAAGTATTAAATCAGGCTAAAGCATTAGGTATTACCCTACCAGACGAAAAGCGCAAGGCTTTGATTGGCGGCGATGGTGCTGGCTCAAGCGCACAGCTCTATGGTCAACTTGAATCATTAGCAGATCGTCAAATGGTTGGCGAGTCTTACTTTGATGATTTAGCTACCAATAAAGTGATTAGCTGGAAACAGGCTAATACCCTTAAAAAGCAAGTACGCAACGATAATCCTGAGATGAGTCGCGCCCGTGAGTTTATTCGTAACTCATTAGGCGTACCCGATATGATGGCCCCTGGCTTTGGTCAAGAGAAGAAAACTGTTGCTGATTTGAGTACACAATTACAGATTAAGCAGTCAGAGGCTAGAGCAGCTGGTGAGGCGTTTAATCCTTTTGCCGAAGCTCAGATATTAGTTAAGGGCGAATCAGCCCAGCTCATTATTAAAGCAAACGAGAATAAGCAAAAACGTATTCAAGATAAGTTTACTAAGCAGGGCGTTAATTACGACCCAAGCAAATCGTATACTCAAGAAGATTTAAAGCGATTGGGTTTTAATAACTCTGATGTAGCGCTTATCGATAGAATCCAAAAGGGTAAATAAGATGCTAGATGAACTTTATATGCAAGACCTAGCCAACGCCATGAAGATGCCAGCAGAGCCTTTGCCTGTTGGTACGGTAACGGTATCTGCGCCTGAGCCTGAGATGGCTGGTATGGATAAGGCTTTTGTTGGTACTCGTTTAAATGTACCTAAGCCTGGACAACCTACTCAGCAAGATAGAGAAAAGATGGCTGTTGGCCTACTAGATACTTTGGCTGGCGCATTGCGCGGAGCAGCTGCTCAAGTTGGTGGTTTGCCTGGCGATATTCGCTCCATTTTGGATATGATTAATCAGGAAGGCGCAGAGAAGTATTTGGGTCAGCGCTCGTTTGCTACTACCGAAGAAATCTTAGCAGATACTAGCGTCCGTATCCCCGGCACTCAGATAGACGTACCGTTTCCTCCAGTATTAAAAGAAGGTGTGCCAAATCGTGAGGAGCGTCAAAAGGCAGTAGATGTAGCTCAAGAGGTTGGCACATTCCTACCAGCCCCCGGAGCTCCAGAGGCGGCTATACAAGGCGGCAAGTTAATAGGCAAAGCAATTAAAGCTACTAAGAATATGCCTGTAGGCATGAGCATTAAGATGATTGATGGTGCTGATGCTGTTGTGCCAAAAGCCCCAGCAATTAATACACCAGCTTTTGTTAATTGGTTTTCAGACTCTAAGGTTGTTGATGATGCTGGCTCACCTATTGCTGTATATCACGGCACAGGCAGGCCAGATAGAGTTGGTGAGCAATTTAGAAAGAGCAGAGCTACATCTGGGCCAATGTCATTCTTTACAGATAATCCTGAGGTAGCTAGTGGATATGCTAAAGGCAAAACTGATACAAGCATTTCTTATGAAGATGAGGCCTTTGATTATAAAAACTGGTTTAAGAAAAAGGTTGGTCGTTCTGAATTAAACTTAGAACAAGTCGGCGCACGTATGTCTCCTCAGGAGCGCAATGCTGTTATTGAAAAATTAAAAGATATTACAGTTGATGAAGATACAGGAAAGATAATTTATAAGCAGGGTGGCGGCAGTATTATGAGCGACTCCAGCTTTGATTTTTATTTGAAACAAGAATCAAAAGGAAATCCATTGGTTGCGGCCAATAAAATTTGGTTAGAGTCTGGTCAGTTATATGGCAAAGAAGAAGAATTTGCTGATGTTCTTAAATTAGCTAACGTTAAAGGTTTTGAATATAACGATCCCAACGCTAAGTACCCGTTTGTTTACAAAGTATTTTTAAGTATTAAAAACCCATTAGATACTGCGAATATTAATCAAGATATTATTAGTGCTCTTGAAGATGCCTCTAAGCGCGTTCGCAAACCAGCGCAAAGAGGTGGAGCTGATAATTGGGATAAAAACACAGTTGCTCCAAAAGACTGGATTGAAAGACTTAAATCAGACCAGGCTGAGGGCACGTCCCACGCTTGGACTAGCATCCCTGATTGGGTGGCAAAGACATTAAAAGCTAAAGGATTTGACGGCATTAAAGATTCTGGTGGTAAGGGTGGTGGCACGGCACATAATGTATGGATACCTTTTGAGGAAAATCAAGTAAAGTCTGCTCTTGGAAATAAGGGTACATTTAGCGAAAGTAAAAATATTATGCGTGGTGTAGGCATAGGCGGCGCTGGAGCTGCTGTAACTCAAGAGGAAAATAAATGAGTATTCCATCCCTAACCGAACGCTTAGATGACCTATCCTCTGCGGATAAAGAGTCTGCTCAGATAGTTCCTCCTGAGACTCGCTTGGACGAGCTTATCCCCCTGACTGATGCTGGCCAAGAGTTTGAGCCTACGCAAGTTGCGGGGCCAGGCGCACTACTCCGCAAGGCGCTAAAAGAAGCCCCTCCACGCACAGAGCGCCCTATACTCCCAGAGGGTGTAGAGCAAGGTAAGGTAGGCCAGTCGCAGGTTATCCGCGAGACGGGCGCTAAGGGTGAAGTCATTGTTGAGACCGCACCTCAGATGCCTGCTACGGGTAAACCCTCACCAACTCCTACAGAGAAGGCAGCAGGCGTACCTGAGACAGCATTTAACTTGGATATGATCCAAGATGAGGATGGCGTTAAGCAGTTTATCGAGGCTACTGCTAGAGCATACGGCGCAGATAAGATTGAAAAGATTAGCTATAAGCAGATGGCGGAGCAGTTATCTACTGAAGGCTACGATGAGGGCTTTATAGCCCGTATAATCGATCCATTGCAGGCGACTAAGGCTAGCCCTCAAGATGCGTACAAAATGCAGCTAGCGCTCGTTGACGCAGGCAAGAGGGCATTTGATTTAGGTGAGCAAGTTAAAGCAGCTAAAGCTACTGGCGACCTAACTCCAGAGCTAACCTCTGCTTTTATGCAGGCAGTATCTTTAGAGGGTACTCTAGTCAAAGCAGTACGTGGCCGCCAGGCTGATATTGCTCGCACTCTCGGTATCTTCTCTCAGGCTCGCCAATCCAGCGCACAGCGCGGACAGATGCTTGAGGCAATTATGAATGAGGCTGGTGGCATCGAGTCAGTACACGACTTTGCTAGCAAGTACACAGCTCTATCTAGCAGCTCCGCTCGCGCCAATATGTCAGAGAGCGGTTATGGCAATACCATAAAAGGTACTTTCAATCGCCTAACTGACATGACGATGAGCACATGGATTAATGGCTTGTTATCTAACCCCACAACCCACGCTAAGAATATTGCAGGTAATACCTTCTTTGGTGGGCTACAAATTCCAGAGCGAGCCCTTGCGTCTGCTATAGGCAAAACCCGTAACTTTATGTTTCAAGGTGGCGAGGAAGCTATCTCTGGTAACGAGGTTTACGCACAGGCTATGGGCTTTTTGCAGGGTATCCGCGAGGGCGGTGAGATTGCTGCACGTGCGGTAAAGAGCAATACCCCTACCGATCCCTTCCAAAAGATTGAGGCAACGCGCCTAAACCGCCAGCCATTTGAGGCAGACTTTGGTGATTCAGATACAGGCAAAGCAGTCAGCGGAGCATTGAATTACTGGGGTAAGTTTGTTACTTTGCCGGGCCGCGCCCTAATGGCTGAGGATGAGTTCTTTAAAGCTATCGGCTACCGCATGGAGCTGAACGCCTTAGCTACCCGCGAATCAGAGAAGATGTATAAAGCCTTGGTTGATAGTAATGTAGCGCCGGATAACGCAGCCCGTCAGGCGGCTGACTTTATGGCTGAGATGTTGGCTAATCCTACGGCAGATATCCAAGACGCTGCTATGGGTGTATCGCGTACCGTTACGTTTACCCGTGAGCTGGAGCCAGCATTGCAAGGTATCCAACGTGCGGCTCAGAACCCATTAATTAAGATGTTTGTACCGTTTATTAAAACGCCTACGAATATTGCTTTAGAGGCTATTACTCGCACACCCGGTCTAAACTTTGCTAGCCCACGGTTCTGGGGTGACTATAACGCAGGCGGCATCCGCAGGGATCAGGCCATCGCTAGGGTTACTTTAGGTGGCGCAATGATTTACTCGGTATCTGCTGGCGTATTTGAAGGGCGCGTTACAGGCTACGGCCCTATGCGCTTAGAGGATAAGAAGGCTTTAGAGGGTACAGGCTGGCAGCAGTTCTCCTTTGTATTTGATACTAAGGATGTATCTGAAGAGATGATGGCTAGGTTTGAAAAACTGACTACCGTATCCCGTGGCCCAGATAAGGTGTATATCTCCTACGCTGGACTGGAACCTATTGGAACCTTATTAGGCATTGGCGCTACATCAGGCGAGTATGCCCAGATGACTCCAGGCGGTGAGGATTTAGATAAACTAATGATGGGTGGCGCTCTAGGGGTTTACCAGTACTTATCTGAGCAACCTATGTTAAGCGGATTTAATGATATTCAGAAGGTGTTTAGCTCTGGATCTAAGGATGGCCCTACGATTCTGTATGACTTAATCAACGCATCTAGCAAGCAGATGTCTCAGTTCTTGATTGGTGGTTCACCATTAGGGGCGCATAGCTCTTTGGTTGCTGGCGTTGAACGAATGGTAGACCCATCTAGGTCAAGCACCCTACCTGCTGAGATGAGTACTAAGACTGGCATTATTGACCCAGCGGTACGTGGGTTCTATAGCGCGGTTCAGTACTACAAGTCACGCAATCCTTTGACCTCTGACAGCCTGCCACGGGCCTTGGATCCGATTACGGGTGAAGTTGAGATGGTTGGCAAGGGCAAGCTGTACGAAATGTTTAACCCATTCAAAGAGTCAAGCGGCAAGTACAACCAGGCTAAGGCTGTGCTGGTAGCCTATGGCGTACCCATGTATATCCCTAAGAAGTCTATTGATGGCATCCAGCTATCGGCTACTCAATACAACCGCTGGATCGAGCTGGCCACGCAAGATGGTGCTTTACAGGATCAGATTGCTTATCTGGGTGAGTCTGAAAGCATACAGAACCTAGCCTCACAAGACTTAGGCAAGGCTCAGGCCATCATCTCTAAGGTGATATCGGATGCCTACTCTAATGCAAAACAGATGCTCATTGCTGAAGATCCCGACTTATTTGACGCAATGCGGGAGAACGATGAGTTCAAGCGGGACTACGGTAAATTTAAACGCTAGATTTTTTTAGCAAAATCAGATAGATTCAGACTAAGTTAAGGAAAGAATATGGCAGATTATCCAATTTCAAATGTACCTCGCAGAGTCCAGTATGTGAACTCTGGAGTAGGGCCATACGCTTTTACTTTTGAGATACTCGTTCAAACCGATATCGCAGTATATCGCGGCAATACATTACTTGCTTTAACCACGGATTATACGGTAACGATTAACGCCAATGGTACTGGGTCGATTACGTTGACAACCGCTGGCACGGGCAATATCACTATTGTTGGCGCAAGAGCAATCCAACGCAGCTCCGACTACACTACTGGCGGCGATCTGTTCGCTAGCACACTAAACGCAGACTTAGATAGCCAGACTATTTATAGCCAGCAGTTAGCCGAGAATCTTGACAGAACAATTAAGATTCCAATTACTGATGCTTCGACTCTCAATATGCAGCTGCCAACTGCATCATCAAGGGCAAACAAGGTATTTGGCTTTACTGCTAGCGGCCAGCCAACCGTATCAACTACAACGGTAGCCCAATTAGATGCAGCTGTATCGTCTTTTGTAAACACAACTGGCAATAATGCGTCTAGTATTGTTTACACCCCCGGCGGTTCTGGAGCTGTACAAACCACCGTACAAACAAAGTTGCGTGAGGTAGTTAGTATTTTAGATTTTGGTGGCGTAGGTGATGGAGCAACAGATAATACTGCGGCTATGCAAGCAGCCCATAATACAGGAAAAGTTGTTTATTACCCCGCAGGAGAATATAGATTCTCTAACACTATTAATGTTGCATTGGGTGGTATTCTTGGTTCTGGACTTGGCACAACTTTTCTTGTAAGTACAAACACATCAAATAGTAATTTATTTAATTACACCGGCACAACAGCAGGGTATTTTAGTGGATTTCAAATACAGGCGCCGCTTGCAAAAACTGCTGGCGCAGCATTTGAAGTTGTAACCGCTACAAACGATAACGCCTATTCTGTTTTTGAAAATGTAAACTTTAATCAATTGCCTGTTGGCATTAGTTTTACAAAAGCGCGTTTATTTAAAATTATTGGGTGTAATTTTATAAGCTACACCGTTGCAGGTTGTTTGGTAGCAAATACTGACAATAACGACGCAGGCGACAGCGTTATTAGCAATTCTACTTTTTATGGCGGTTCGCCAACGGCGCACGGTATCGTGCAATATTCTTCTGGCGGTTTAAAGATTATTGGCAATAAATTTAACGATGGCGCAACAGCGTATTTTTTAAATTACACAGTAACAAGCGCAACTTCAATATTAATTATTGACGGTAACTCTATAGAAAATATGGTTAGCGCAGCTATTTCATTACAAAGTTCAGTTGCTTCTTCCTTTACGTTTAATTTTGTAGCCATATCTAACAATGAAATAGCCATTTGCGCTAACGGTATTACAACAGATACAACTGGTTTTATTTCCGAGATGAGCGTTACAGGAAACGTAATAAATGTGTCTGCTAGTGGGGCTGCAATAGCCTTAGTTAAGGTAAATAATTTTACTATTGGTGAAAATACATTTAATGGCCCAGGTGGAACTGTGGGCATTAATCTTGATACTTGCACTAATGGAAAAATAGGTTCAAATTCTTATGCAACAGCCACACCTTACGCAATTTTTACCTCAACTGTAGCTGTTCAAAAAGATGAACAAACAGGAAGCGTAACAACTGGATTGGCTACCCTTGGGCTTGGCGCGCTTTATAATTCTGCGGCGACAACAGTAACCTTTCCTACGCCGTTTAAAATTGCCCCAACTAAAGCCGACATTCAGCTAATAGCCGATTCTGGTACTGGAGCTATTGGAGGGATTGTTTCATCCACATCTACAACTAATTTTGTATTTAATGCTATTTCAACAAATAATAGTGTTGCTCCAATTATTAATTGGAAAGCATTTGGAACTTTATAAATGGAACAGAAAAATAAATTTATATTTATTAACTTGTACTTTAATGGCCAGTTTTGCAAGCGTTTTTTTGTAAATAAATAAGGAATAATTATGGCAGATGTCAAAATTTCAGCGTTACCAGCCTCAACTACGCCTCTTGCTGGTACTGAGGTATTGCCTGTTGTACAAGGCGCAACTACCAAACAAGTATCTATAGCTAATTTAACTGCGGGCAGAGCGGTATCAGCGGCTAGTTTAGCGTTAACTGGAACAGCGTTGCCAGTAAGTAGCGGCGGCACAGGTCAATCGTCATATACTGTTGGCGATATTCTTTATGCGTCAACTACTACCACACTATCTAAATTAGCGGATGTGGCTACTGGTAATGCGCTTATTTCTGGCGGCGTAGGTGTTGAACCTTCATGGGGAAAAATTGGTCTTACAACTCATGTAAGTGGCACTCTACCCACAGCCAACGGCGGAACAAATTTAACGGGCTTTACTGCGGCCAATAACGCCATTTACTCTACTTCAGCTTCCGCTTTAACTGCGGGGACTCTGCCTGTAGCTGCGGGCGGAACCGGCATGATTAACTTAAACTCTGGATGGGTTCCGTACGGCAATGGAACATCCCCGTTTAATTCTAGTGCTGATTTTTATTTTAGCGGAACAAATTTAGGTTTAGGAACTACAGCTCCAGTATATAGATTAAATGTCGCGGCTTCAGATACAACAAATGCAGTTGGTGGCTCTGCCGCAGCAATAAATATTACCAATGGTGATTCTGGCGCTTTTGGTAGGACGGCTGATTTAAACTTTAGCATTGGCGGCGGGACCGTTGCTGAAAAACTTGCTGGGCTTTCTGCTATATTTACAACTTATAACACCTCCGTTGCTGGCGCTTTAGCTTTTTGTACAAATAACGGGAATAGCTCTTATACAGAAAAAATGCGCGTTCATGCTTCTGGCGGTGTTTCTGTTGGCAACACTACCGACCCAGGCGCTGGCAATCTATCCGTAACAGGCACAGTTAGAACTCAAGGTTATACAGTTGCAACATTACCTGCGGCTGGAACAGCAGGTCGTAGAGCCTATGTAACGGACGCAACTTTGCCAACTTATCTGGGAGCGCTAGTCGGTGGCGGCGCTGTAGTATGTCCAGTATTTGATAATGGTACAGCTTGGGTTTCAGCTTAATTATTAATATATGAAACAGATAAAAGTATTCCGCAAAGTCTTTAATAAAGTTTTTATTAAAGTTTTTGAGCGAGATTTGGGCGAGTTCAACCTTGAAACTGAGGATGGATTCAATTTATTGCAGGAAAACGGATTTTTAATCCGCATTTAATAGGACTCCATTATGGCAACCCTTACCACTAAAACGATTAGCGCTCAGAATACGTTTACTGACGCGGTGCTAACCGAGGGATACTTTAATCTATCTATCTCTGGCACATTCGCTGCAACTGTAACCGTACAGCGCAGCTGGGACGCAACCAACTGGTACGATGTAGACGCATACACCGCGCCTACGCAAGAGGTTGGCTTTGACCCTGAGTTTACGTACTACCGTGCTGGCGTTAAGACTGGCGCCTACACATCGGGCGATGTAGTTATCCGCTTTGGCTCGGAAGATAAAGAGGAACATTAATCATGTTTGTAATCGATTGGATACTAGCTAAGTTTAACTACCATAAGTTTTATAAGGTAGATGTTGATGCGCTCTTTGCTGAGTTTGATAAGAAAGATGCGGCCAAGCCAGCAGCAGCCAAGAAACGACCAGCTCGTAAAGTAGCTGCCAAGAAACCAGCGGCTAAGAAAGTAGCCACAGCGAGAAAGAAAGTCTAATCATGTCTAACCTTACCGACCAAGAGCTGGAAGATATCGTGGAAAAAGTAACTGAGCGTGTGATCGAAAAGGTATACACCTCGGTTGGTAAATCCATTGTGACTAAGTTCTTCTGGATTGTAGGAGTGGGCGCTGTTGGCCTCGTAACTTACTTGGCTAGTATTGGCCACATCAAGGTCGGTTAAGAATGATTGAAACCCTGCTAGGCTCTCTGCTTGGTGGTGTATTCCGCATAGTCCCAGAGGTAATGAAACTGTGGGATGCAAAGAATGAGCGTGAGCATGAGCTTGCGATGCTAGGCAAGGAGATGGAGTTCGCCCAGATTAAGGGCGAGATATCCATGCGTGAGCAAGAGACTGTGCTCATGGGCAAAGAGCTGGACGCTATGACAGAGGCGCTCAAAGAGCAAGGCGAGACAGCTAGAGCATCCGGCCAGTTCATCTCTGCTATCTCCGCAGCTGTAAGGCCTCTCGTTACATACTGGTTTGTAACCCTGTACTCCATTGTCAAGCTGGCATCGATCCTGATGGCCGTTGATGCTGGCGCAGAATGGAAGGAAGTACTGGTCAGCTCATGGTCTGAAGATGACATGGCTCTGCTGATGATGGTACTTACCTTTTGGTTTGTTGGCAGGATATGGGACAGAACCAGGCACTAATCCTAGCTGCAGATCTGTGCAGATTTTTTGAGGGATTTTCCAGCAAACCCTATATCTGCCCAGCTGGCTATCCAACCATCGGATACGGCACCGTATACAAGCCTGATGGCACCAAAGTAACCATGCAAGACCAGCCCATATCTAAGGAGCTGGCAAACGACTGGCTCATGCGCGAGCTGGAGTACAACTACATGGCTGGTGTACTCAAGGCATCGCCCATTCTAATAACCAATCAGAGGCTATTAGCGGCCATTACAGACTTTGCATACAACCTTGGGGTAGGTAGGTATCGGGCAAGCACTCTAAAGCGCAGGGTGGACTCTAACGACCTGCTAGGGGTAGAGACAGAACTAAGAAAATGGATTAGGGGTGGCGGCAGGGTACTGCCTGGCTTAGTTAAGCGCAGGCAGGCCGAGATCGATTTATTCCGCAGCTGACGCGTCAATAGCTTGTTTGCGTTTCTGCTTGTGTGCAGTCATGCCAACCTTTTGAATCGTAGTCAGCATAGAAAGTACATCTGCGTTTAAGGTATTAAACTCTGCAATCTTTTGGATTTTGAGGTCAGCAGCCAGCCTTGATCTAGCCACCTTATCTGCCAGCTCGTTATAGCGATCCATCCATGCGTTCATGCCATCATGCAGCTCAGAGGGTTTGCCGGGGATGTTTAGCTTGAATGTTCCAGGCGGCTGTATCTGATCGGATACAATCTCAACTGTTGTATTTTCGACACACTCTGCAGCTGGTATATCCAAAACTTCTGGCTCTGAAACTGACACAGAAGGGATGGCATCCAGCGGGTTAGCGTGCTTAATCTGCGGTGCCTGCGCTACTGGCGTATCGTCTGGGTAATCCTGAGCCTCCTCAACCGTGATTAAACCCTTCAAAACGTCTGGAAACGCATCCCGCAGGGCAAAGCCACGGGCTCGCATCTGTAGCATACGCTTAGGGTACTGAGTCCAAGGCCCTTGCTTATTCCACAGGCCAGCTCGCTTGGCATCCTCAACTGAGTACTTGCTGATTACCTCGGTACGATTCTTACGCTTGGCCACGCAGACCGCTATTGGATTGCTAGTACCCTCGCCTTCAAAGTACTCCTTCACATCCTCACAGACGGGTGAGTTCTGGACTAAGGCCATCGCTGCGTCACCGTATACGCTTGGCTTACCGTTGATAGTCGCGATATTCTGCAAAGCCTGTAGTGGTGCTAGGCCGAGCTCGTATCCCCATTGCACAGCTACCAGCACATCCTCTGGTTTATTTTGGTAGGCCTTGGGAACCATCGTACTTTTACTCAGCATATTGCTGAAGTCGATAGCCTCTGTCATGGTCTGCGGCGCAAACCCTTGATGCTTTACTAGGTTAGTCATTTCAATTCCTTAATCGTTAAAGTGGATTGACGTACTGTGTACGCCTCTTTTGCTGGTGTAATCGTTGCTGGCTTGGCTTTGTAGCTGCGGACTGGCCAGCTGATCTGATACTGCCCTGCTACCCCGTGAGTATGGTTCTGCATAATGCCCATAATCTCGGTCTGTATCTTGCTATTTTCCTCTTCTGCTTTTGTAATTTTTGCCTTGTTTTCCAAAAGTAATTTGGTTAACTCCTCGACATAATTATCTAAGACTACTGGCTCATCATCCGAGCCTGAGCTAAAAGTACGAGCTGCATCTTTAGGATTGATAGGTGGGTAGTAATCAATCTCGCCTGTGTTTTTCCAGCGATCTAGCTTGTCTTGAAACTCTTTGCAGGTCTTTTCGATCAGCTCTAGCGTTGCCGGGTGTTGTTTAAACAAGAATATACGCAACTCGGTACCCTGATACAGCGTAGCAATCGCGCCCCATGTGGCTTTGTAGATAGCCATCTGTGCTTGCAACTGTATAGGGCCACGATACAGAGGCAGCACATCCTCCGCTGGCATCGAGGTTAGCTTGGCCTCGATGATGCCTGTACCACTCAGTACGATACTTTCGCTGCCAACCACGTAAATACCCTTCTCTGGATCTGTAAACACCTCGTTTACATTGCCTGTGGCTGTGCCATCAAGAGAGCAGCACAAAGGCCACTTATCGTGAAAGTAAGGGAATGGGTGCTCGATCTCTAGCTGGCTGCACCCAAGCCTGTTAGCGGCCTCCATGAGAATGGTTGGCTCTAGCCTGTTGCCCCATGCCATCGCCTCGTTGCCGATGTCTGGCGGGGTAATGCCTTTTAGAAAATCAATGGATGACAGCAGCTCATCATTGGGGGATCTGTACTTGCTCATTCCACAAACCGCTGGGATGCGGCTTGCAGAGAGCATATCGTTCGGAGTGACTTTACCTACCATTTTTTATACCTCGGTTTCTGTTCTTGATTCTAGGATTGCTGCTAGGCTAATCGCGCACCGAGCTACTTCTGCTGCCAGATTGCTGGCTGATTCATAGTTGTTGGCCTGCGCGGCCTTGTGTACCTCTTGCATCAGGCGATTAATCATTAGCAAATATTGGGAGTAGTCAATCATTTTTTGACCTCCTTCATAGCTGCCATTTTGGGTGAGCTCTTGTAAATGTAGCGTTTCCACTTGTGCGTTACGTTATCTGGATCGCACTCGTAGAAGTCGGTAATACGCCAGCCGCTACTGCGTAGCATATGGATGTAGTGCGCTAGGCGGGTGATGCCGTACTGCTCAATTACATCCCAGCTGGTAAGGCCTTTGGCTCTGCGGCGCTTGAGCTCTGATTGGATGATTTCAAATTGCGTAGTCATTTTGACTTCCTTTCATTGTTGGCTGCTGAATGGCGATAAACTTCCCACTTGGCTTGAAAGCGCAAGTCCTCTGATGGCGGCTCCCAGCCCATGCGCTTGAAGGTATCAAGCACGTTGGTCTTGGCCGCTGGTATATACGGGCGGTGTATATCTAATAATCTCATTGCTGCTCCTTATGTAAGTAATGCAATTACAACGAAAGCTAGCATGGCCACAGTACCGATGACCTTATCTAGCAGGGAATCCTCAGACTTGTACAAGTCCTTGGAAGATTTGTTGTGCTCGTTCATGGATGTCATTTCTTTAGATCCTTTAAAAATTCCTCAACCAAGCGCTCGCGGCGCTCCCGCTTGTACCGCTTATAAATATCGGTATCGCCTACGTACATACAGAGCAAACCGATTACAGCTGCAAAAAACACAAACAGAGCTGCCGCATACATCACCGTCAGCGTGAAGATTAAAAACTCATACATGGGCTACTCTCCTGATTAATTTAGCTACTTGAGCTGGGTGCCAAACTTCATTACCTTTGGCTGTCTTGATACCGCGAGCGCGTAACCCTTGGGCTACATCTCGCAAGTTTGTGCCTACCTGCTTGATTACATCCTGTAGGCTTGGCGCTACTAAAGTAGCAAAGGCATCAGCCTTGGCCACAATCGCGTCAGAACCAGCCTTAGAGCCCTTCTCTGGGCATGGGCTACCTAAGACAGTACCGCGTGCTTTGGCGGCCTGTAGGGCTGATTTAGTGCGCTCTGATATCTTCTTAGCCTCCCACTCAGCAAACACAGCAGCCATCTGTAGGAATGTGCGGTCTGCCTCCGGCATATCAGCTGCTACGAACTGTACGCCAGACTCTAAGAGGCCTGAGATGAAATGCACGTTACGTGCCAGGCGGTCTAGCTTGGCGATTACAAGGGTAGCCTTCTGCTTTTTAGCAAGGGCCAAAGCAGCTGCGAGCTGTACGCGATCCGACTTACGGCCAGACTCAACCTCGGTGAACTCAGCAATAATCTCTTTGCCTGCTAGGAAGGTTTGCACAGCTGCACGCTGCGCCTCAAGGCCAAGGCCTGACTGGCCCTGGCGCTGTGTGGATACGCGGTAGTAGGTTACGTACATTATGCAACCTCGCTGATAAACTTTTTAGCCATCTCAATGTGGCGCTCAAGACCACGTAAGGTTGCCTGTAAGTCGTGTGGGCAAACTCTTTTTGAGCCCATCAAATTACGTAAGTTATCTACGTAAAAAGAATTGAGTGAGCCGTATGCAACGATAGCGCCTGACTTGCATTTGCCAGCATCAACAAGTGCGGAAATCTCTTTGTCTAATTCGTCTTTTGCGGCTACTAGGCCTAGTAAGCTGAAGTAATGAAACTTAGCTTTTTTTACGTTGCTCCAAGACTGCTTGTAAGTACCTTTGCTCATTTTGTTAACTCCTCTATCTGGGTGGTTAAAAGCGATATCGCTTAGGTGTGACTTTACCACAGCTGCAATACCCGTCAAGAACTATATGTAGTGAAAACAACACTATTTCATAGGTGTTTACCCTATGAGTTAGGCTACGGGTAGTTTTCCTGTATGCTCTGAGATATCGGGTAGCTTGACACTATTCAGCTCAGTCCTATCTCGTCAGGCACGACTAAAAAGACCTGCTACCCGGCCAACTAAAAGGATCAATATGTCAGAACTAAAGCCATTCTTAGTGCGTTTGCGGCCAGATGTGCGTGAGCTGCTAGTGCAGGCAGCGCAAGAGCGCAAGAAACCCATAGCCAGCGTTATCAATGATGAGCTGCGCGTTGCCCTTGGCAAGACTGGGAACCTTAACCAGCGCCTTACGCAACTGCTCGGATGATTATTCTTACGCTGCCGTTCCCGCCATCGGTCAATACGTACTACAGGCGCGGAGCCCATGCGACCTACATGAGCAAGCAGGGGCGCGAATACAAATGTAAGGTAGCGGATTACATTGCACAGAGCAATAGTCCCAAATTGGGATCTGCGAGGCTCTACCTGGAGATCGTGCTGTGGCCCAAAGACAAGCGCAAGTTCGATATCGATAACCGTATCAAAGCGCTGCTGGATAGCCTGCAAGATGCTGGTGTATTCGATGACGATGAGCAGATAGATCAGATGCACGTTTACAGAGGCTCGCATATCGTATCAGGCGGCCAGGCAAGGGTAATGATTGAGGTTATTGAATGAGCCATGAGAATGATGTGTACACAAAGGCCGTACAGGCTGACAGCTCGATTACGGGCAAGCGCTGGTGCTCTAACTGCCAGTTCGGCAAAGACCATAGGAATGGTGCATGGATCGTAAGCGCAAACAAAAGGCAAAAGAGGTGGGTCTGCAAGGATTGTTGGGAGAGGAAACAAGCGAGGGAGGCGGCCAAGTAGATGTACGACTCCAATGTCTCGCTTGCGGTCAAGTTCACGGATCATCCAGGCTACTTCATCTGCCGGATGGCCGCACAGTCGGAAACTACTCGGAAGAATACCGCCTGTATGCTGAGGCTGCCGGAGTACTCAAGAGATTTAGAACTCGAAAGACCAGACAGCTGCACCTCGCGAGAGTGGCAGAGGTGCGTGGCAATGCTAGCTATGAGCAGCTCAGAAACGCCATGTTAGAGATATACGAAAGAGAAAAGAATGATACTTAGCTGCGGCTGTAGATCCGAGTATGAGGGCATATTCTGCGAATGGGATGCCGAATCGAATGAATGTGAGCCAGCCATAGCCTATGGATGTGTATGTGCCAAATGCTACCTAGAGCTGGGCGCGAGACCAACAGAGAAAGAAAAGAATGATTTGCCCTAATCAGCATTGCGATAGCGAAGATATCAAGGTAGCAGAGACACGTAAGCACGACCAGCGCAACTGGGTTTGCAGGCGTAGAGTCTGCCGAGAATGTGGCTACAGCTGGTGGAGCAATGAGATACCGCTATTTGAATTACCTATCAGTTTGAAGTAATCGATAGTAATTATTTAACACAGATGGATAATATTCTGCTAGAAACTAACTACGGGGCCATAACCCAGCCCTTGAGAATGGAGTATCGCCAGACTCAGATAAACGCAGTCGAATCGGGGGGGATGACCAGCGCAAAGCTCGGGCCCTGCACTCTGAAGGAGAAGATCCTAGACACAGCGATAAACGATAGATACATCGCAACTGCGATATCACTGCTTTTTTTAGCGGGTGAGATTCTATGAAGTTTTTAAACGAGGAGGATAAACCCTCTTTCAACCTTCCCAAAGCCCCAAAAGTAAAGCTCAAGCCTGCACTACCAGACCAGCGGCAGATCGCGGTGATGCCAATCAAAGCCCTTACAGACCGCAGACTCTCCGGTGGCTGCGTCAGAGTCCTGGCATTAATCTGTAGCTACTGCAACAGAGCTGGGATTACGTGGGTCGGACAGCAACGCCTAGCCACAGACCTACAGACTACGAAGCAATACATCTGCCAGCAGATGACCACGCTACGCAAGGCTGGCTACATCGAGACGCTCACAAAGGGCTGCAAAGCTAGCCATACCGCCACAACAAGAGTGATATATAACAAGACTATCAATGCAGAGGATGCGATAGGTTTAGTTAATGAAGAGACAAGAAGTCCGAGAATGATTACACAAGAGGAGAAGTTCATGGCAGAGATGCTCAGCAAGGGGGTTAAACGAGCCCGTAAGACGATTAAATTACCAGTCAAGGGTGAGGCCT